TGAACCATTGTCCTTCAATGCGCTGCTCATTAGTAGTACCCATGTTTCATGTGGAACGTCCAAGCATTGCATGGCGTTTGATAACGAATTGTGACATAGCGAATGGTTGCGTCTATCTGTCTGAATGGGTCAAGGTCACGGTAGTGCTTTGACCGCATTTGACCCAAACCGAAATGACTACCGTTCTTTGCACGATACGACCACCGTGATTCCTTCGTGATGATCTTGTTCAAACATTGGAATTCTTTATAGTCCAGAATCCTTGAATGTGCATAAAGTTTCAAATGATCGATTGAATAGTTTGCTGATTCAGCTGCTGGAATGCTCATTGTTGAAAGCATTGCCGTAAAGGCAAAGACCTTGCCCATTAGATCGATTCGCCCTCGCGCGCTCACCGCCTCAGCGGCGCGCTTCAAGCGATTAGATCGTACCGCGCCTGTCAAGCAAATGAATAACTTACGCATGGCGTTGGGCGTGTCCCACAAGGTTTTTGCACCTGTGCATAACTTCTGTGGATAACTTTTCATTGATGTCCCCAGCCTTCGCCCTTGAATGAAATGCCGAAAGTTGAGTACCTGCGACTCATGTTTGTCCCGCAGCAGATTGGATTTCGTTCGTCATGGATTGACTTATCCACCTCAACACGGATTTTGCACACCGTGCATTCAAACTCATAGATTGGCATTTGAAGTCCCTATCTGTGCAACCCCCATGACTTCGCACTTCGTGCATTGGATTACTTCCACACCTTCGGGAAGGTTGTCCGTGATTTTGTGAATCAACTGGGTCGTGATTTTTTTGCATTTCCTGCATTCAAATTGAACTTTGTCCATAGTTGGATTTCCTCAAATTCTCAATTGGTTGAAGATTGATTTGGGTGACCCACCAATTCGGTTGCTTGGAATGGCGGTATTTGGCACGCTGGGCGATCGCAATCGGAATCCAGCCAGCAATGAAGTAATGCGGTGCTTGACCTGTAACAAGCACGGCAATGTCATTTGGTCGGTCGTATTCATGAACGATCAATTGCCCTGCAACGTACTTAGTCCACCGGACTTCGATCTGACTGCCAACGTCAGCTGCTTCCTTATGCTTTGAAATGAACGGGTCATAGTCTGCATTCAAGTATTTGGCAACAACCCATTCAGCCCCCAGGGCTTCGGCGTATTGTGCAATTAATTCGTGCAGGTTTTTGTCTTTGGTGTAAGTCGAATCCATGCCTGGGTGCAGAAATGTGTCAGCCTTGTAATGACTGACCGCTGCTTCATGGCACGTGATTTGCTCTTGACGTGTCAATTGCATTTTCAACGACATTCACCGCATAGCCAAGCCAGTTTTTCGCCCGCCTGTCCTACCTTGTAACCAAATGGATCGAGTTTCAACAATTTGTCACACCCGTCGCATTGTTCGACCTTGTATTCAGCAATCACTTCACCGTTTTGCAGCAGTTTTGCCGTCATACTTTGTGGGTAGATGATCTCAATAAGGTCGCTCATAGGTGCAACCGATCTTCACAACGCTTGCAAAAGAAAACAACCAGTGAATCGTCACGGTCGTATTCATTGACCTGGGTGAAGTCGTCACAATCTGAGCAATTCTCAACCCCGCCGTATCCGCTGAAACTGTAAATGTGCCCGTCGGGTGATGTGTAAATCTTTTTCAAATCGCTCATACCTGGGGTGCCCACTTTCCTGTTGAAGTGAGTACGTACCAACGCGGCGTGCATTGCGTTGCCTTTGTACGCTCGGTGCAGAAATACCCGCCCCAATTTTTTGGCGCACCGTCAGCGGCTTGTTTCCAAATCATGTGACCATGGCTGCATTGCGGTGCCTCCTGAACTAACTCACCGCCCAATTGCTTCGCAATTTCGTCCATTGATGAACCCAATGAAGGAATGCCTGACTGCTCGGCTTCAGCTGCGGTCTTATGGCTTGGCACGTCACCAAATTTGGTTGTCCAATAGTCATAATCTTTTTCAGCATTTGCGATCTTGGCAGGTGTCTGGTCGATTTGTTCCATGACTTCGCGAACCGTACGTTCAGCACCGCCCATGACTAACTGCTGCACGCGCATGATCGCACTGGTCGTCGTGTCCTCGACGAACCAGCGACGCATGTTGGGCTGGTATGCACCAACGTAACCGTAGGCATAATCAATGCCTGCTGGTTGTAGATCAGTGTCATTTCTAAACGCTTTGGCTTCAACTAAGACATAACCCTTTTCAGCACTGAATTCAACAATGCGGGTTTCAATGCGACCAGTTGGGTATGTCGCCAACCAGCGTTCAAGGCGTTCACGGCTTGCTTCGTAATTGTCCAGGAATCCCATTATTTAACCGCCTTGTTTGCTATGTGGCGAACCATTGCCTTACGGCGTGCAATGCCTTCGCGCTTGCCCTCTTTGAAGCCTTTGGCATAGCCAGCAGCGGCTGAAATCACCATAAGAATGATGATCAGCACCAAACGCCCTAATGTCTCAGGGTCTAGTAGATCAAGTACCATTTTTGAATTCTCCCGATTCTTGGCGGTAAGTGTTACCACCTGAACTCAGGGTGACGCATGATTGGCGCGCGGTCAAGAACCTTGCGTGTTTGTCGGCGTGTCTGCGGGCTTTGGCTTGGATTTCAGCCCATTGCCAGCAAGCACACCGCCCAGCGAACCAGTCAAGAAAATTGCCAGGGTTTTCAATAGATCGATAAAGGCTGCGTCGTTAGGTGCTTGCGCGCCGATTGGCTGAGTCACAAAGATAAGCGCGTACGTGATTCCAATGGTCACAATCAAAAACACCATTGCCAACGTCGTGCCAATTATCAGAATCAGCTGCGCGTGGATTTCCTCAGGGGTTTTGCGTCGGGCTGGTTTGTCCCGATTCAATTCCAAGTATGTCGTCAGTGCATGTTCCAGTCGGGACGCATTGCGGCGGCTGGCATTCTGGCTTCGACCAGTTGTCGTATTCTTGGCATTCATAACGAATCCACCCTTGATACCCGCAAGCGGACTGGGTTAGTGCAAGTGCCCAAACCAACCCAGCCGCTGCGAATCGTCGGCTCACTTCCCCGTAGAACCGAAGGCTTTGTCGTTTGGGTTAAGCCAGCGCAAGATCACTGGTGCAACTGCTGCAACCCCACCCATTGCAAGGGTCTTTGGGTCTGTCACACCTGCGAGGTATAGAGCAAGTGCTGCCGCCATAAATGAACGCGCCCATGACGCGATCAGGGCTTTGGTTTTGTCCATTTGGTTTTCTCCTTCTTTGGCTTCGCTGCCATTGTTGGTATTTCGATTTTTGGAAATTCGCCTTTGTATGGCACAAATTTTGGAATACCAAAACCGACGATCTCTTTACCTTCGCCGTATGATCGAACCTTCACCATTACCATGCCGCCATTGCGCTGGTCGCCTGTCCCGCTGGTGTTGCCTTCGATCGTCAAACATGTTTTGGTGTCAATAAGTCCCACAACAATTCCAATGTGTGAAATGCGGTCAACGCCGTCATGTGGAAAATCCATAAATGCCAAATACCCCAGTTGCGGCATACCTGACCAACGTTGCATTTCTTTGAATCGGTGCGCGCCTTGCGCGGTTGAAACGACTGAATGAATCTTTACACCTGCCTGGGCTGCGCACCAATTGACAAATGAACCGCACCACGGCAAACCGTCTGCCTTTGTAAATTTGCCGTACTTTGTGAGGTTGTCGCCTTCTTCGATCGTGCCGATTTCAGCTGCGGCGACCTCGATCAAACGCGCATTTGTGCCGTCAGGATAAGTCATAGACCTAACGCCTTCAAGTCATCTGCGGTCAACCCAAGTGCTGCCAATTTGTTTTCGGCTGATGATTTTGCCGCAATTTTTGCTGCGTCTTGTTCGGCTTTCCACGCGTCAAATTGTGCAAAACCAGCGTCAAAAGCGGCTTTGGTTATTGGTGCGACGCTTTCGTCGTAACGAATTGAATCAAAATCGTCCCCATAAATAACCCAACCGCCTGTTGGAATTAACATGTTTAATACTTCTGCGCCTGTTGCCATTATGCACCTATTTCTAGCAATGTGATTGTGGACATTGCTGCGACTTCTTGAACCTTGACGAAACCACTGCCCGCGCCATTTGCAAATTCTGTTGAATACGTTGTCGCTGAAGTGGTTGCGGGTGAATCCAAATAGTTAGCACTACTACCGCCAACGCGATTTTCTAGGGCAGAATTTGTGAAAGTTGCAGTGTCTTCGAAAGTTGAAATAACTGTTGAACCTCTTTTTAATCTTAATTGTAGAAATGTGTTTGAAGCCGTAGCGTCTTTTTTCAACCCGTTTTGACTAACCAAAACCAAAATTTTGCTCGTTGACGCCGTTGGCGTAATTGTTGCGCTTAAACCTGTTGCGGCATAAGTTGCAGACGAACTAGACGCCGAAGTTGTGGTGTTCGCATTGACGACTTGCAAAACTTTTCCGCCGCCGCCTGATGAAATGGTTGTCCAAGCCAACCCAGTCGCAGCAGTTGAATCAGCGGTCAAAACCTGACCATTTGTTCCAACCGCTAGGCGTGCGGGTGTATCAGCTGCGGTCGCTGCAATTAGATCGCCCTTAGCGTCAACAATTGCGTTTTGAATTGCGTTTGAATCGTCTTGTGCTACCCATGTGAAGTCCATGTCAGTGTTTGACGCCTTCGACAGCACCTGACCTGTTGTGCCACCTTTAAGATCGGCAAGTGATGTATCAACCGCCTGACCAAATGTTTCAAAATCGGCTGGCAAGTCCGTGACTAGATCACTGGACGTTGGCATTTGCCAATTGAAATTCGACGTAGGGTTTGCCATGTTTTCTCCTTCTTAGGTGATAATTGTTGCACGCACCCAGTCAAGTGTCGGCGACACGCTTGACCAAGTGAATGTGTTTGCGATTTCGTCCCATTCCAATGACTGCAAGGAATAAGCGGTTGGGGAAAGTGTCAAGGAAACTGAAAGTCGGTTGTAGGCGGCTTGAAACGACCAGCCTTCGACGAAGCCTTGAAAAATTGAACCCATGTTGCCAGGCAAATTGTTGATTGAAATTGGTTCGCCCATGAAAACGTTGATCAGGTTGTCACGGTCAGAATTGTCAATTTCAGGGTTTGTCAGGTCAAACGAAATTTCTTTGAAAATAGGTTGAGGATTGGCACGAAGCGACAAATAAAACGCTGCCTGGGAATTGGCGTCAGTGGCGTCGTGCAATGTAGTGGTGATTGCTTGGGAAAGATTTCCATAAAGTGCGATTGAATCTGCGTCGCTTGCGCTGACGTCGCTGCTGCTGGTTGCCCCGTATTTGATCGTAATTGCATTGCGTACGTCGCCCACGCGGGTTTCAATACGCAAACCAGCTGCACGGGCGTGGTTGGCGTCAAGGTCAACATAACCATTCGTGGTGAGGTATTGGGTTCGGTGCGTTGAATCCGCGTACCCAATGCGACCTTGCGCGTCCTCGTACAAATAGCCCAGTCCTGAGGTTGCCAATGCTGAAACCAATGAATAAACGTCAATTGGGTCTTGCCCACTACCACGGGCTGCAAGGTCATAATTGCCAGGACGATCGATTTCACCTAAACCGTTATTTTCAGCATTTGCCCACGTCGTGCCCGCTGGGGTGTATGCGCCCCATGTGACTAGCGGTGCGACCTGCGCCCAGGTGTTGTATAAAACCGTTGACAAAACCTCAAAAATTTGGTCGCCGTCAAAATCACGGGCAAGACCGTCAGTGAAAATGACCTTCGGCAAACGCGCCAATGCGCCCAATGCCGTGATCGAATAGGTCTGTGTAAACATGGTTGAACCCACGTCGCGGACTTCCAGCCCAATGTCAACAACGTTCCCACCGAAAATTGGCACAAATGTCCCCGACGTATCCTGAACCTCAACGGTTATTGTTGAATTGATGTTGACTGGGATTGCCGTTTGATTGACATCAATTAATTGAAGGTTGACATAGCCCGCCTGCGCTTGTTCGTAAATGTTTGTTCGACCACTGCGAATGGTCAAATTTGCCAAAACTGCGTCGGTGTATTCCACACCGTCAATTTCAACATTCCAAACGGGTGACCACTGCGTCATGCCATTTGCAGGCTAGTTCCGCCGCCTGTGCCACGGTAGAAGGAATCATTCAAGGTTTCAACAATTGTTCGTGCAGTGCCTTCGCGATCGAACGCGCCAGATACATTCAGGTTGATTGTCGTCATGCCAACGTTTTCTGCCATTCTGAAACGACCTGGGTCAAATGAACCCGAAGTGACAGTCGTCGCAGCTGAAGCCGCAATTCTTGCAGCAGTTGCGATTCCGCTTGAAGTCGTACCGCCCCCGCCACCGCCCCCGCCACCCGTTGAAATAGCAGTTGGCACGGTTGTCGTTGGTGTTGTCTGAACCCTGCCCGTAGACATTGAAAAGTTGCCCAATGGACCAGTCGCCGTTGAACCTGAACTGCCACCGATCTTTGGAATGGTTGGAATGTCTTTACCCCACTGGACTGCGTTGTAACCCTTGATTATCAAATTGATACCGTCAATAGCAGTGTTCAACAATGGTTTGATTGCAGCCAAAACCTTGGAAATAATCGTGATTACAACTTCAGCAATGTTTCCAATTGCGGTGATCTGCGCCCCAATGACTTTACCTAGTATCGGCGCGACAAATTTGACCACTTCAAAAAATGCTGAAAATTCATCTTTGCTATTAAGCACGGCGGTTTTTACGCTATCAAATGCAGACTTCATGCCTTCGACGATTGGGGTGAATGTCTTTTTTAATGTATTGCCAACGTCAGTAATGACCTTGCCAAATCCCTCACCGTCGGTCAGGCTAAACGCGTTTGAAAACGCCTGGATTGCTGGCAATGCGTTTTGGTTAATAAATTGCAAAAGTTTGTCCAGGATTGGCAATAAAGCAACACCGACGGTTTCTTTGGCTTCATCAAATGCAACCTGAACGCGTGCGATCTTTCCTGCGTAAGTATCCGCGTTTCGTGCTGCTGCACCGCCAAACAATTCAGTCAGGCGACCTTGCACCTGCTCAAATGACATTGTTTTCAATTCAGCGGTAGATAAGCCAACGCCTAGTTTGCCAAGTGCAGCGGTGTTTCCGTCAAATGCTTTGCTGAGGCTATTTGAAATTGCCTCGACTGGCTTGCCAGTTGCTGCGCTGACGTCAAGAGCAATTGCCAATAAATCTTGCGCCTTTGTGATGTCGCCAGTTGATCGAACTAAGCGACCAAGTGCAGGGCGCAATTCGTCGTCGGCAACACCTGTTGCCAATGACATTTGAAGAATTGAATCTTCGGTTGCCTTGATTTGTGCCTGGGTTGCACCTGTTGCATTTTCCAACGCCAGTGCCAATTGTGTCTGCGCCTTTTCGTCGGCTATTGCAGCCTTTACGCCTTCGATACCAATTGCGATTGCGGCTGCGCCAGCAGCGGCAGCAGCTGCGGCAAACGCCTTGCCAATTGCTACGCCAGCCTTGCCAACCTTGTCGCCAAATGAATCAACGTCACCTGACGCGGTTTTGAGCGATTTGTTGAGATTATCAACGTCGCCAAGTATGGAAAGTTTAAGGGTACGACTGCCAGCCATTAATCGTACTTCCTAACTATTTGCGAGAAGGATTCTTCCCAGCGTTTGATGATCTCAGGCTGGGCGCTTCGAAGCGTTGGGTAAATGAACCAACCGCGTGACCCACGCCCTTCACGACCTGACCAAACTGGGAATTGCTTATAGCGGTTCGAACCGAATTCGTACCCGCCCCAAACCTGTTGCGTTGTACCCCCACCGCTTAATTTCTGCGAAGCAAAACCGAATGAAATTTCACCGATCTTCGACGACTTCGAAACCTTGGAACCCTGAGCAATTTTTGGTGCAACCCGGTTGGTGGATTGATTAGCCTTTGAAATGATTTTTGTGCGAACATAATCAGCCAGTTTTGAAGTCTGCTCTTTTGCCTGGGCGGTTGCTTCTTCGTCCATTGCCTTGAACGATCGCAGAATGGCACGCAATTCCGCTTTGTCGTAGGAAATTGCTTCCTTAGCCATTTGCGCGCCTTTCTAGAATTTCAATGATTGTCAGAATGTCCTCGGCTGACTCAAACTCATTCGGTGATAGCCCTGTTGCCAGGGCTATCTCCCAAACGATTCGACTTAGGCTTCCGACGGGGTGGCTTTTGGGTTTGCCTCACCGACTATCACTTCAGAAATGGTTTCTGTCCATGCTTCGATCGGCTTAACTGGCTTACCAGCTGCTTCCCGCTTCATGGCGTGATAAGCAAGGAAAACAAGATCAGCAATGCCGATCTTTTCCTGCGCCTGAGCAATGGTATAACCCGAATGCTTTTCCCACTTCACCCATTCTGGCGGTGCTGCCGTGTAGGTGATTTGGTCGCCGTTATTGTATTCAATTGTTATTGGTAACTTCATTTTGTCTCCCGATTAGTAGTTTTTAACTGAATGTCTCGGTTGGTGTACCGACAACGATAAATGATAGGTCAACGGTCTGCGCGTCAGGTGCTGACCCGCCGACTGCTGGAAATACTGGCATGACGTTGAATGCAAATACTGCGCCAGTCACGGCAGTCAATGAAACTGCAAGTGTTGTGTTTGGTGCTGATTCGCATGCTGACCATAGTGCTTCGCATAATGAACCAGTTGCGCCCCAATCAGCAAGCATTGAAACGTCGAATGTCCACTGGTCGTCAATGTGCTTGTAAGCCTTGCCGTCAAGTGTTTGGTAGGTCTCGACTGTTGGTGAATTGGCTAGTGTCGCACTGGTCGCCTGTGCGTCATAGTTTACTGTCGCAATCGTCAAGACGAGATCGCGACCTGTGATGATTGTCGTTGGCATGATTCTCCTAGGTTGTTTGTGTGTAGTAAGTCGAAACGTTTATGTCAGCAACCAGCATTGGACTTTGTCCTACTTCCAAAACAGTCGGCTTTTCAACCACGCCTACGACGTATCCTGCTGGCATTGCAGCAAGAATTCCTATGATTAGTTTTTCTAGATTGTCCAGTGAACCCGCGTTGCTATTTGACGCGACAATTGCACTAATTGCGAAATTCAATTTGACCTGTGTTTTTGCCTTGCCGATCAGCACGACTTCCATGTAGGGCGTGTCAGGCACAACCACGATTGCAGGCGGGATTGGTGCTTCAGGAACGCTTGGGTAAATGTTTGCCGCTAATGATGAAAACGCGTTTGCTAAGGCTGCGCGGGTTTCGGCGACGGAATTGGCGGGCACTATTGACAAACCGTTTCAACGTCAAGGTACGGCATTAATAATGTGGACACCCTATTCGTAAGACTTCTGCCCATTCTGTATGGGGTGCTGGCAAAATCTACGCCCTCGATCTGTCCACCTGCTGCAACGCGTGACTGGAATACTTCGACGCTGACTGCAAGGATTGCCGATTCGATTGGCGCACTGTTGGCATAAATGTCAGCTGCTGAATAGCCTGAAAGTGTTGCACTACCCATTGGAATGATTTCGCGCAATGTGACATTTGATGAAGTCAATGCAGCGGTGAAACTGTATTCCTTTACGTCTACGACGGTGACGGTTGCTGAAAACGGTGAAGGCAAGCCCGCAACAATAACTGATTGCCCTGCCACGAAATAATGTGGGCGTTGCGTGTAATAGGTCGCAACGTTTGATTCAAGTTTGTACGCGTTCACCGCTGAAGTATTGGCAACCAACATTGGCAAGATAACTGCCTCACTGGTGTTGATGATTTCGTCCAGGTAAGCGTCAGAATAAAGTGAAACGGACACGCCAAGCACCGTACGCAATTGACTCGCAGTGACAATGGCTGGCATGTCCGTTTCCTTTCGATCGGCTGCGGTGAGATCGGGAGAACCCACCGCATGATTAGTTTTGGGAATTAACCCTTATTCACGCCAAATGCACCAGCCGCAATTTTTGTGGCTACTGCACCAAATGAATACACGCCCACGGTGATAGAACCGTCAGCAGTTGATTCTGCACGCAACTGGTATGAAGTTCCCTCGTACCATGTGTATGCGTCAGGGTTGATGATCAGAATTGAATCGTCTGTATCTGTTGTCGCAGCAGTGTTTGCGGTGACGTATAGATCAAGACCTGCAACGCGTCCACGAAGTGACGTTGGTGTTGCAACGCCTGGCTGGTTCATTGGGTTTGTCACTTCGTTATAGATCGGACGACCTGAATCGTTAAGTGACATTACGTTTGACCACTGTGAAGTGTTCATAAGAATGTTGCGTGCAAATGGATTTGCAAGACCTGCGGTCGCTGCATAAACGCTTGCTGAACCACGTGCAACAACGCCAAGCAATTCAGCTGCTGTTGGGTAGGTTGTGATTGTTGTGCCATCAGCAGTTGCGCCAGCGACTAGTTGTGCGTTTGCGTAAGCGTCTTGCGCCTTAGCCATTGCAGCGACCATGTTGCGAAGAAGTTCGTCGTAGAACAATGGTGACGTTCTGGTAAGAAGCTCGACACTGAATTTTTGTTGTCCCGCAAATTTTTTGACATCTACGCTCAAGAACGCGGAATTTTGGTCTGTTTCATTGAAGATTGCATCTTCGGCAACTACGGCAACCGTTGGGGCTACTGTAATTTTTGGAATTTCGAAGGTCATTCCCGCGTCAGGCAATGTACCGCGAGAGATCGCGTCAATGCTTGGGCGAATTGTTGTTGATAGTCCGTTGATAACTTCTGACAACTGACGTGTAGGAACAAGTCCAGCGTTGTCTGTTGTGTTGTCTGCTGCCAATACGTACTGGCGTGCTGCTTCGTCACCTGTTGCAGCAAGAACCTTGTTTTCAAGGTACTTCGCAGCGGTGATTTCAATGCGTGGTGTTGCCTTCCAGCCACCCACGTTGTTTGACTGTGCAGTTACTGACTTTGCGGCTTCGACCGTCTCAACGGCTTCCGCTTGTGCGACGGTGTTGTCCACTTCGTCTCCTTCTGTTGTTGGTGTTTCTTCGGGTTCGATTGTCGAATCCGAAATTTCTTCTTCCGTTGCCGCGACTGATTCGACGCGTGCTGATCGGATTGCAGGTTCTGACGTTAATGCGACCCCAGTCAATTCGCCTGCAAGAATTCTGACTGTGCCGTCTTTAAGTGTCTCGTATTCGTCAAATGAAACTTCAACGCTAAATCCGTCGCGCAAACCTTCCTGGGCTTCGACAAGTGCGTCATTGCCGGCAGTTGTTTCCGCAATTTTGAATGTTGCGTCGATTCCTTGATCGGTTGATTCAATTGAAAGTGTTTTACCGATTCGTCGGGTACGGTCATGTTCAAGGTTTAGCAAAACGGCAGTCGGCTCAATTGAACCCGCAGCGAATTGCACTTTACCGATTGAAGCGTTGCCAGTTTCTTCAAACGTGACAATGCGACCTGAGATCGTGCGACTGTTTGAATCAGCTGCGGTGATCTGCATTGGTGTGATTACTTTTTTGCTCATAGCAGCATGTCTTCTTCCTCGCGTATTTCGTCGATCGACATTGCGCCGATTCGATTCAAGATTTCATAAACCTGGGCGCGCTCGTATGGATTACCGCGCAAGAAATCGTCAAGATCAAACATGACTTTGTTACCTGCTGGCGTAAAGTCCGGGAATGATAAACGTTGCTCAATGATTGACATGTAATTTCTAAAAGCGAAATCGACAAGGTCGCGCCTTTTATCCAAAGCGTTGGAATACGTGAAACTTGATTGTTGCGAATCTGTAAAGTATGCAGGCAAACCGCATGCACGTGATAATTCAAGGGCAACGTAATTGCGTGCTTCGTTCAGCTGCAAATTCTTTGGATCGTAGCCAATTGTTTCAAGCGTTACATCAGCATTTAAAAACGCAGTTGATCGATTAGCACGTGCAGTGCGCCATGATGTGAGCAACTTTGAAATGCGATCTGCTGGCAATGATGTGCCGTTTGATTTCAAAACCATTTGCGGAATTGGCTCGTTAGCAAAATTCATTGCAGCGCGTTCCAGTGAAGCAGCAGCCTTAATTGTGCGACCTGCACGGCTGAGCAAACCTTCCTGTGTACCCTGGAAAACAACCAGGTTTGCAGGATCTACATAAGCACCATCAATTTGATACGAAACAATTTCATAACCCATGCCATTTGTTTGAATGGTCACGCGTTCAGGTGCAATGCGTTCCATTGCGCGAATTTTTCCTGTATCGGCATACCTATCCATAACGTAGGCATAGGCATTTGGAAAAAAGAATAAATCGGAAATAATCCATGCCCAGAATGTCGAACCTGGAATGCGTGGGTCAGGCTGGTTAATAACACGCGGTTGCGTAACCTTTTCGCCTGTTGCTTCGTTGCGTGTGTGCATTGGAAGTGACGCAATTGTTTGAATAATTCCAAGTGCGCGTGCGCATGTTGGAACGCTCATTGCTTCAGCGCGTGACGCGGTTACTATCCCGCCGAATAGAAATAGATTTCCAACTTCGGTGTAATACGGCGCGATAGCAGCTGCGTCCACGTTTGTGGCTTCGACTGGAACGGCAGCCTGAACCTTTGGCGTGAATAGATCAAAATAACCCATGCCCGAATTGTTGCAGGCTTATACGATCAACCAACCATGATGTCAAGATCATTGTCTGGGCGTGTCGCAAAATGTGTGACAAGCGCAGTTGCTACCGCACCGCAGACGACGGACTGCGAAGCCCTGCGACCGATAACCCAGCCGCCGTCGCCACGACGCAATTGCACGGCAGCCAAAACTTCTTCAGACAATTGGCTTTGACCACGGTGTTTTAGGCGACCGCTATTGATCGCGCTTAGCATTTCGTCGCACGCCTGCGGGTAAGCGTTATCCATGTCGAAAACAGGAATGCCAGCAGGTGCAAGTCGTGCGGCAACTGCCCCACTGGTTTTTCTACTATATAGCACGTATTCGGTTGGATACTTTCGTGCGTAATCTGCCAAGTCATTAGCAATTGCCTTGTCGTCCAACTGCAATTCGTTTGCCCAGGTGTGCAGTAGTTTGACGACGAACTTTTCATCACCCAGTTTTTGCGCGCCGACCAAACTGGCGTGTCTGCGGTCAGGCGATAGATCAATTGCCAGCCAGGTGAGTTTGTCTAGGTCCAAGTCAGCTGCTTTGTCCAGGCAGTTACCCCACGACGCAGAATCAACCGCGCTATTGATTGCCACGACCCAACGGCACAAAACTTCGGTCATGACTACGTCAGGCGGGTCATTCAAAACGCTGCGAACGTTATCGGCGTGAATCAGTGTGCCCATTGAAGGATTGGCGTACCTGGCATTTTCAACGCTGATTTCGTCCGTTGGTGCTGACCATTCGAAATAACCAATGTCATCTTGAACGCCTGCGATCGAAGCCAACGCCCTATCGCGGAATTGATTGAGTACCACGCTGCTGGAATCGCCAGCATTGGTGTAAGCCATGACCATGGGGTTGGTTGCAGCCATGAGCGTATAACGAAGCGACGCAAACGATTCAATGTCATTCATTTCACGCAATTCATCCAGGTGAATCGTCGAAGGTCGGGAAACACCGCGAGCAGCCGAACCACCCGCGCGCACTATGAATCGATTTCCCATTTTTGTTTCTATTTCTTCACCGCCATGTTGCCAGCGAATTTTCTTGACCTGTTTTGCTAGTGACTCGTTGCCTTCAATGATCTGCACCATTGCGCGGAACTGTTCCAGCGACGTGGACAGTCGGTGCGCCGACCCGATTTGCAGATTTTCGTCCCATAGGAAAAGACCGCCCAAAATTCTGATCAGCTGCAAAAACGATTTGCCGTTTTGCCGTGCCACAACCACGCAATTGACTGGGGTTGCCCACCGTCCGTCAGGCTTGACTTTATGGGTGTGAATCAACGCGAATTTTTGCCATTCCATAAGATCGATCGAAAGACTGCTGGCTAAATCAATCAATTCGCCCCCGCGTGACGGTAAATCGTTTAGTGGGGTGTGGATTCTGGGCGTTTGCACGCCAAATAGGGCGTTTTCATGATCTGTGTCCCTACCCAAAACCGTTTGAAGCCCTTTTAAGCCTTCTTGGGTCGGTTGGTGACCTTCTATGACCTTCTCAGTCATTTTCGTGGCTCTTTGAGTCGTTTTTGGGGGAGATTAAACCAG